ATGCCTCAAAAAGGACGCACAGGGCTGAACGATGATTCATTCATCGACATGCTATACATGACAAACGACTCAGGATTTTCATCCCGCTACTTCTACAAGCTCATAAAGAGCGGGGAATTCTTTGCCCCGATGAAGCTCGGCAGTAGTTCGAGATGGTTACCTAGAGATTATTCTGAATGGAAAGCCAAGCACATTGACAAAAGAGACACCAGCCAGCAGTTCACGTAGACTATTGCACGGAAGCTTGGACATGAACGCTAAGCAACCAGCCGCCGCCCATTCTTGCATACGATGGGTGGCGGTTTTCTTTACGAAGCAGGTTCCTGTAAAGCCTCCTCACTTGCTTCTTTCTGGCTCTTATTCCAGATGCTGTTCTCTGGCATATCCAGACGAACATCGATCCAACTATTAACTGGTACGTCGATTGGTTCCCCTTTTGTTTTAACGATTTCTCCGTCATCGCTAAGCATATATTTGCGTTTGTACAGGCGGATAGTCAGCCCGCCGCTTTCGGTTTGCTCAGCTTCCACTAATCCAAGCTCACCCATTCCACCCGGGTCCATTGGTGGAAGCATTTGCCAGCCTTCCGATGCCAGCCCATCAGAACCAGTAAGTACATAAACACCAATATCGAGACGGGAAATTTTTATTCCTTCAGCCTCAGCGTTCGCGGTGCCGCAGCCGCACCATGTGAAGCCATCCTCTGCCACATCAGTACGTTCAGTTTCTTCCCTGCTTTTGACAATACGGGCTACTGGCGAGGCCGCCTTAAGCGTGCCATCACTGGACTTTGTGGTGTTATACGTGGTGTAAAATTCCTGCCAACCCGGCGTGGCCACATTTTCTGCCTGAGTTCGGTACCAGATACGCCCGCCTTTAGCCACGCCCAATCCAGTAGCGTATATTTGCGTGACAGAGTTATTGCTTCCACGAAACCTAATAAACTGGCCGTACTTAGAAGTATCGACCGGAAAATCCCCTGTAGTATCGGCGGTTGTTTGATAAAATCCGGTAGGTTCTGAAAAATAGTTTATGCCACCAGAAATCGGGGAGCCACCAGAGGTATTCCCTAATCCCCATCCAAATGCACCGACAGACATCAAACGCCCTGAAGTAGCATCTGTTACAGATGTCTGAACCGTTGCCGTCGCAGCACTTCCCAAACTGAGGTTTGTTCTGGCGGTTGCTTTGTCTGCAACATCATTCAGATTCTGTGATTTATCCAGCTTTCCGGCGAGCGAATTGGTTATCCCACTCCAGGCAGGTCCGGTAAAGCTGCTGCCGTCTGGCAGGGTCACCGTAACGTTTCCTGCACCGCTGAAAATGCTCTGCCAGTTTTGTTTGTCATAATTGAGCCCACGCAGGGCTTCTGCGCTTTGGGCCACCAGCGCCGCAGTGACCAGGTTCATTGCCACTCGCGGTACGGCATACCATGCCGCCCCTGCCTGAGTGGGTCCGGTATAGCTGCTGACCAGCGTCAGTGAGGTATTACTGTTCACTGTTTTGATCGCCAGTGTGTAGGGAATGCCGCCGACGGTCACAACAATAAAATCTCCGGCGGCCAGTTCGGTGGTAAAGGCTGTGCCACTGCCGGTGACTGCTGCTGAGTTATTGGTCAGTGTCAGTGTTCCTGCGGACATAGATGCTCCTTTGAGGCAATAAAAAACCCCGCCGGAGCGAGGTTGGTGTTAAGAGTGAAATTCAGACGTACATATCGGGGATAACGGGTAACGAGATCGGCGTAACCCCGGCGTTCGCGAGCTGCCTGTCAGCCCAGCCGACATACAGCCCTCTCCCTGCCCTCAGTGTGCCGTTCTGCATAACCAGGCCATAGTGATAGTGGTAAATGCGACCACCGCCGAAGCTGGGAACGCGCAGACCAAAGCGGCCAACCGGAACATATCCGCCACCGGGGACGGTCTGCGCTGTTGTGGATGGCACAAAATTTACGCCAAGATAAACAAATGGCCTTCTCGCCGTTGAGAACGTGCACTGGCCTGCCGCGTTATAGATATTGAATCCGGGATTCGCGGCCACCGGCGAAACGCCACCTGCGAATATGACCACATCAACAGTGCCACTCATGGGCTGATCTTCCGTGTTTGACCCGTCGTTAAGAAACAGAAGCCGGTTTCCGTCATAGTCCAGAGTGTAGGGACTGTTCCACTTACAGCAGACCAGGTATTTGCTGCGATCAAACCCGGCTATAGTGGGAGTCACCCAGCCCGAGGTGCCGACAGTGACCCTCGCCTTATAAATGCAGTACCCTACTCTTGACGCCGTAGTGATCGCCGTAAAGTCGGTGCTGTTCTGAACCAGAAGGCCAACATTAGAGTTCTGGCTCACCGGCAGTATCTGCCACAGCGTGCCGGAGAACGCCACGCGCTGTGGATTGGGTAATCCGGGGTTTGAATTTCCGCTCCAGTTTTGCGTGACGTTCGCGCCGGAAATACTGACGCTGTCCAGTTTGAATATCCCCTCGTCGCTGATTACCGTCTGGGTGGGAATGAAAATAACATTCGAACCCGAAACGTAGCCCTCGACCGTCGCGGTATTAACTTTCCCGATACCGCCGGAAATCGCCCCGCCATAAGTGGGGCAGCGTAATCCGGCGGTGATTTCCATCGGCTTACCGCCATCATTGAGATCGATTAAAAGTCCTGAAGGCATAAATCACCATGAACCAAGGACGATGCGGCCACCGCCTGGAATATTGACGGTAATACCGTTGTCATTAATCACAACCGTGTTATTGGTCCCGTTGAAGGCAAAGTTACCGCTTTCTGCATACAGCTTTCCGTGGAATTCACAATCGCCGTTTTTGTCGATGTTCCAGCCACGCACACCGGCGGCAAAGTTTGTTGAGCGGATGTAACTGCCGATCTTAGCGTTCGTGATACTCCCATCCTGTATCATCGCGTCACGGATAAATACCTGCCCGTTATAGACGAAGAACGCAGCCTGATAATTTCCCGGATCGCTTCCAGAGTAGATGCCAAACTGATCGGCGGCCACGACCATTGTGGATTTATAGCTGCTGCCGGATGGCTCAATGGACATCCCGAGACCGGTGTTGTACTTAACACCATTACGGATAATGCCCAGATTCAGCGTATAGGACGCCTTCGCAGAACCGTTGCTTGTCACCTCCGCGTTCATCTTCTGATTTACCGCTGCTGTCAGATCTCCAACCTGAGACTGCACATACGTATCAAGAGATGCGATTGCCTGCGTGTTATTGCTGATGGCCGTCTGCTGCTGAAGTATTTGTGAATTAACGCCCTCAAACTGAGACTTAACACTGGTCGTCAGCTGCGCAAGCGCCTGGTCTACTGTGGCGATTGTTGTTCTGACAGTCAGGATTTCAGCGTTAACTTCACCCAGTTGCTGGAACTGGCGATCCACAGTGCCTTTGTTTGCCAGCGCGTTCTGCAGAATTCCTTCAAGGTTGGTATCAACGCCCTTCTCGACGTTTTTCATGGCATCGGAATTTCTGACAGCTTCGTCAATGACATCTATCAGATCCGATGTATCTGTCTGGCATAGCGCGGACACTTCGACAAACGCAGACGTACCGAAGGCGTTTATTGTGCGAACATACCAGTAATAGGTGTGACCGTTCTTCAGACCGTGGCTGCTCCAGGTGGTACCGACACCGGCGCGCGTGGCCCCACCTTCAACCGTTGGCGTACTGGTATTCGGCAGCCTGTTCTCTCCTGACGTCCAGAAGTCAAACTGGGTTGATACGTTCGTCACTGCTGCGAGGCGCGGGTAAAGCGTAATGGCAAAATAGCTCTGTTCAATATCAACTCTGGACGGCGGAGGCGGTGCCTGAATGCTGAATTCAAGATATGCCTCCGGCGACTCCGCGCCCATCTGATTTACCGCGGTGACATGAGCCGTGTAGGTAGCCTGAACAAGTCCTGTCAGTCGGGTGAATGAACCCGGTACCTGAGCAGATAACACCATCTGGCCAGCCTTGCGGATCACCACCTTGTTATAAACAAACTGACCAATGTTCTGCCAGGACAGCACGCCCTGAACCACCTGCCCAATTTCCTCGACGGTATATTTCAGGTTCTGCGGCTGCGCCACGCCTCCCGGGGGCAGCTGCGTAAACGGTGGGCGCTCAATCGGTTTTCCAATCGCATCCCCCCAGACGTCAGCAGTCTCCTGCTTCAGAGTGATCTGAACGCCGTTCTGTACACCGAATCTCCAGTCAGTAACGCGCATTTCGACATTAATGATACCGAGCGACGGAAAGTTTACCTTCACGTACATACCTGGACGGTAGCGGTAGCCACTCAGGTTCAGCGTGAGATTCATCGTGCGGGAAATTCGGGTGCGCTTCAGCTTGATGTCTGCCAGTCGCTGTGCCTGAAACTCACTGGTCACAAAGCGAAGCTTCAGGTCCTGTGAAATCTCAACGCCATCTTCAGCAACCCATTCACTGACAGACACCGCAGGAAAGTCAGCCTCAGCGTAGGTCTGTTTCGGGTCGATAAACGTTCCGTTAATGGTGTTAACGCGCTCAGACTGGGACACTTCCGGCATGATTTCGATGTCACCAGCCAGCTGGCTTTCAGTGATCACTTCCGTCGCCGGGCCGTAATACGCGCCAACCAGAATTCCGTGTTTACCGGCGATGTATGTTGGCTCAGCTGCACCCGCCGCCAGCATCGCTTCAAGAATGCTGGCCTTGTTTTCACTGAGATCGAATTCACCGTTGAGGGTGTAACGTTTTTCCGTGGTACCGTCGCCATTCGTTACCGTCTCGTCACAAATGTTGGCGGCTTCCTGAAACTGATCCCAGTTCAAATCAACGTCAGGAACTTTCAAATAATTGCGGTAGTAATCCAGCACGCAAAGCGCGAGGTTATTGCTGTATTCCGTGCGGCCGGTGCGCGGGTCATAGACTTTGCGCCCCGTTTTCTCCACTTTGATGTTTGGGATGCCGGAAGGAAATTTCTCAGCGTTAAACTTCAGGGACACACGAAGCCACGAAATTCCCTTGCCAATCATGTCAGTTTTCCATGACGGGCAGTTTTTCAGCATAAAGGGATCGGCGGTCTGACGGTCGTTATGCACTTCCCAGGTCGCGTTATCAGGGTATGAGCCAATATCATCATCACCGAGATAAATGGTCCCTACGCCGGAAAGCGGATGTCCAGCCAGAGTGATGGCAAGGTGAAGCCATTCCCCATCGGTCTGGTTACCTGGCTGTTCTTCCGAAAAAAACAGCGTACCGGCTGATACCGTTCTTCCGTAAATCACCGTTTTGGGGCTGGCAGCGGCGCGCAGAACCTGCTTCCTCTCTGATGTATCACGATAGGCACCGAGTGAAGGCTTTTTCGTCAGCATTTGTGTTGCAACCTGCGCAGCTATGGTGATTGCCATTGCAATGGCATAAGCACCATTAGCTGCAGCTGCGCCAGCGGCAACAGTCGCAATGATAGGAATAGCTGCAGGCATCAGCGAACCCTCCATGTACTCAACGGTTTGACGCGCAGGCAAACCAGACCTGTTTCACCCGGCACCCATACAGCGCCGCCATAAATCACACCGGCGCATCGGGTTCCGGCATTTTCTACAACCGCGATATCGCCGCGCTGGGTCATCTTTACAGACACCTCGTCAAGGTACTTCGCCAGCACGTTCTCAAGAGAGCCACCGCCACGCAGCAGCGCCTTTTTCGCGCCTGTTTCGCTGTCATACGTACCGCGCCAGCCGTTGGCAAAATTTTCGCCGGTCATCGCTTCGGCACAGTCAGCTGCAAACAGGCAGCAGTCATGCTCGCCCCATAAAAAAGGCCGCTTTTCAGCGGCCCTTATTACGGCGATTAATCTGTTATGCCAGTCTGGATGCTTCATGCTTCCTCACGAATAGGTAAACCCTGGCGCATCTTTTTTGCTGCCCCAGTAAATTGAACGCTCTGCCATTTGAGCGACGTAGCGAAATATACGGTCACCCGGCTGGGATGCCTGGTGGGATTCGTCGGTATAGCGGTCCGGGAACGGTCGCTGCCAGTCTTCAAAAATATTACTGACGGTGTACTGCAGGGCGTTGGTTTCGCCCGATGTCGCCCCGGTACCGGAAATCCGCCCCTTAAAAATCAGGTCGGCAACCTGCACAATCCCGTTATCATCCATCGCCACCAGATAGAGCTCTGCAGGTTTGCCCACACATCGTTCGTTGAGCGTTTTAGCGAACAGGGACATATCCAGACCAGAAAGCGTCATCCTGAGCTGTGTCGGGCTGGTCGTGTTAGTTTCACTCACGTCATCGATGGCCCCCAGCGTCCCCATGCCGTAATAGACATATCCACCGAGCACCAGCGTGCCGGTGCCGGAATGGACGTAAGCGGTCCCGGACTCAAACTGGACATTTGCCGCCAGCACCGCAGTAACCCTGTCGCGGGAAAGCCAGGTGATCATAGAATCTGAAAAGGGTGAATACAGCATTAAAAAGCCTCCTCAAACTCCAGTGTGTAGCTGGTAAAGATACCCGGGACGCGGTTACCCGCCCCCTGCTGGTTATCCTTCAACTTAAAAATGCCGTAGGGGTTCGCCACCTCAATTTTGCCGTTAACAGGCGGCGAGATACGTAGCATTGGCGCAATAGGGATGATTGCAGTACCGGTTGATGTACTGGTCACGTCAGCAATTACCATCTTCAGCTCGTCGTTCACTGTAAGGTAATCCCCGGTGCGCAGCACGAGCTTGCCTGGCGTCCAGCCTTTACTGCTGAGCTGCGTTCCCGTCTGGTTTGCGTCCTGAATCACCGGATTCCCGGCAGGCGTTCTGCCATCACGGCCCCAGTCACGGATTTTTACCCTGCCATACTCACCATCGAGCGAGGCCACCAGCGCATCAATGCGTCGGGATTTATCGTCTGTAAGGTTGCTAAATGTCAGGGAGCAGATCCAGCGGGTGCCGGGGAAACGAACTGTCTGTGATGCACCATTAAACGGGGAGCGAAAGGTTTTGGTATTACTTTCCGGCCGCCACGTCAGCGACGCCGGACATACATCTGCAGGCCATTCAAGCACAGCCATAGTCACTCCTTAGTTAAACGCCAAGCATCCTCCTGGCCTGACCGTTGGTCTGAAAATCACTCAGCATGTCCTGACGCGCTTTTTTAGCACCATCAGCAGCTCCCTGACGCGCGGCCTCCTGCATGGCACGATTAAGCGCGGCGTCACCGTTACCAGAAACATTGATATGCTGGGTGATATGGATTTCACTACCTCCACTACCAGCAGCTGTAGTGCCGACCATCCTGACGCCAAGGGTGCCATTTGGTGTCCTGGTTAGTGGCATCACAGCCTCGGGGCCAGCTTCACCCATCAATCCATCGCCTTTGGCAAATTTGAACATCGTCGGGCTGGAAATGATCGAATTGCTGAAATGGCTAAGATTTGGGGAATTAAAGACGCCACCTTTGGCAAATTTCAGTCCGCTTGCCGCGCCAGAATATGCGCCTGATGGTGTGCTTCCGGCAGAGGTTGCATCCCCCCCCCCCAAAAGACTACCAAGAGAACCAAACAGGCCACTGCCCCCTGCAGACTTCAACGAATTGACCAACATTGCGTTAAGGATTATTTTTTGCATAGAAGCCAGTACCGATTTCGACCAATCCTCCCAGTCAACTTTATTTCCCGATAAAGCATCGGAAATATTACCGATAAGACCTGTCATTGAATTGTTCACAAGGTCTGCTGTCTGCGAGGAATAATCTGAAGCGGTGTCAAACCAGTTTTTAAATCCTTTCTCAGCGCCAGCAGTCCAGTCAGCTTCAGAAGCAGCGATTGCTTTATATTTTTTGTCCAGAGCATCGAGGGCAGCTGCGCGCTGTGCGATGGCCTTGGTGCCACCGTCCGTTTTAGCAAAAACACGGTCGATCTGTTGAGTCTCGTCGAACCGTCCGCGCTGGCGATCACTCATGCCTGCGGTTTCGGTTGTCAGCGTCGCCTCATCCCTGAACTTTCTGGCCGCTTCAGTTAAGTCCTTCAGGGCATCAGCCTGTTCGCGCTGCTTACGCACGTTTTCATCGGCCTTTTGCGTCCATTTCGCCAGCTCTGCTGATGATGCCTGAATTGCCCTGCGTTGCTCGTCGGTCCATTTAGTACCTGCCTGATGTGACGCAGCATAAAGCTCAGAGGCTTTTTCGCCTTCCGTAGCCCTGACGCGCTGCACGTCGATAGCCACGCTCAGATCGGCCATTTTCCGGGAATACTGTTCGGCGGTACTGGCCGCCTCGCGCTCGGCTTTACTCTGCGCTTTTGAAGCAGCCGTGGAGGTCTTTTTGGCCTCAGCTGCTGCCGCATCCTTTTTGGCGGCCTGATCCTTGTTGTAGATGTACTGGGTATAAAGCGCCCCCGTCAGCTTCAGGTCTTCTGCTTCATACACGTGCTGCTGATGGAGTTTCTCTAAACCGCTCAGGCTGGCCAGTTCATTATCGCGGCGTGAGCGCTCCAGTGCGGTTTGCTGTTGAGGCGTTGCGTTCGCCAGTGAAACGACGGGCCCGGCATACTGCGGAGGCTTAGCGCCAGCGGTCGCTGACATTGAGCGGTTAAGCAGGTCATACGCACCTTTCAGGATTGAGACGGCACCAGCCTGCTCGATAGCCTTTTGCGTAGCCAGGTCACTGGCATTGTTTACCAGCCTCTGCGTTTGCTCGACTTTTGAGGCTGCCTGCTCGCGCTGGTACTCCAGCTGGTTCAGCTTATCGGTCAGCTCAATGTTTTTGGCCGTGATGTCAGCCTGGTCCATGAAAGTGTTAATCAGGGTCAGCGTCGGATGGCGGTTGTAGTCCTGCTGGATTTGGTCAACCGCCTTGAGGCTGTCTTTCACCTTCGCGATCTGAGAATCAAGGTCAGCCAGGTCCTGTTTTTGCGCCTGTAAAGATGTGCGGGCGTCGGCTGCGGTCGAACGCAGGCCAAGCACCGACATCTGCTGGAGCTTGGTGTTGATCTCGTCAAGGTTGTTGGCAAAACCTACCGCCTCACGGTGCACCTGCTGGGTATGCTGATAAAGGCCATACATCGCAGCGCCAGCGCCGATAATCACTCCCGGCCATCCACCGAGAATACCCAGCACCCCACTACCCAGCCGGGACATTACCGAGGCTGTATTGGTGAGGTTGTTAACTGCAGAGGACCTGCCTGCAAGCGCGGTATTCAGTGATGCCTGAGCTGCAGCAAGATTACGCTCAGCGACAATCTGAGCCTCAATACTCGTCGCCGCTGCGCGCGCCTGTTGAGCGCGGTAAACAGCCTGGCGGCCAGCAGCAACGCTAACTTGAGCGCCGCGAACCTGAGCCTCCGCCAGCGCGACCTCGGCGGCCGTATTAGCGAGCACTGCCCGGGTTGACTGAGCGACGCTGCCAACCATATTGCCGAAATAACGTGCCAGGCCTACACCAACCAGAATACCTGCGGTGTTTGCCACACCATCGATGTTATTCGCCAGACCATCCAGCACGCCGGAAAGCGTTGATGATGCGCCGACCGCATCGTTCGCCCCGCCAACCCATGCAAGGAAGGCGTTTTGCACTTTCTGTGCTGATCCGCTGATGGATGCAGGAAGGGTGTCGAATTCTTTACGGAGGATCTCAACGTTGGTCAGCAGCGGGACGATCTTGTTGGTCGTCAGCTCGCCGTTGTTGGCCATATTTCGCAGGCCACCAACAGTGGTACCCAGCCCATCAGCCAGCAGTTTCGCCAGGCGGCCGCCGTTCTCCATGATGGAGTTAAATTCTTCGCCTCGCAAAACGCCTGAGCCAAGTGCCTGGCTAAGCTGGGTGATAACAGAACTCGCCTCTTCGGTACTGGCGCCAGACAGCTTCAGTGAGGTTGCTACGGTTTCCGTAACTTTTGCGACGTCAGCAGAAGCGTAACCGGCATCACGCAGGGACTGCGCAATTCTGCTGTACAGGTTGCTGTTTGCCTCGAGGGAGGTTCCGGTGCGCTGGCTAATCTCCATCAGCACACGCTGGGATTGTACGTAATCCTCACTGGAAGAGGACGCAAGGCGAAGACGCCCATTCAACTGGTTCCACGTGTCGGCAAACTGAATCAGCTGATGCGTGGCAAATGCACCAGCCCACGCACCGGCAAGCCCGGCAGCAGAGGATCGTACTGTTGCTAGCTGAGAGTTCAGGTCAGCCAAAGACCGCTGAGTTTCACGCGTGGCCGCTGCAGCTTTTTTCCCGCCCTGTTCCATAGTGCGGTAGTAATCCGTTCCCATGCGGGACGCTCTGGCGATCTCTGACTGGAAAGAAGATGAGTTCGCCGAAATTTTGATGATTAGCTCGCGCAGCGTTGCCATATTTCACCCATAAAAAAGCCCGCAGCCGCGGGCATCAAAGACTGGACATCCATTCTTCAAGTTCAGAGACTTCAGCGCCTTCTTCCTGCTCGCCCCATTTCAGCATCACGTCAGGAATGGTGAATTTCCCGCCCTGAGAGTTCAGCATTGCAACGGAGATCTGCGCCGCCTGAGCATCGGCGCGCCAGTCACCAATCGGACTGATGCGGTCGAACTCGATCCACATTTTGAGCTCGCTGGCGGTCATGGTCTGGCGCAGTTCGTGGAGAGTACGCCCCAACCGGAGCGCCAGCGACATCAGGAAGAAGGTCAGCGGCTGCTTTACGGCTTTCCCGCTTCTTCCTGGCTCATTCCGAGGTTGAGGGCCTGAGCCAGCAGGCGGGAATGCACAGGACCATAAATTTTAGATACCTGCTCCTGATCCTCATCGCTGAATACTCGCTCGCCGTTTTCATCCAGTAGAACGTCAATAAACAGAACCACATCAGCCTCTTTGTTACGCAGAAACTTTTCCGCCTCCGTCAGCGTCGGTGCCTCTTCGCCCTCGGCGAGCTGGGGATTAACGATCTCCCTGAATTTCACCCAGGCATCGCCAGAGGGTTCACGCAGCGTTACCTTTGCGCCATCCCATTCAGGGACCGTGATACCTTCTTTGGTGCGGTAGGCTTTCGATGCTGTAAGCGCCACGTTGCGTAATGAATTCTGTGATGTTTTTTGCGGCATTTCATTTTTCTCTTGTTACATGATCGGAGGGATAAAAAAAGCGGCCGAAGCCGCTCAGGAACCAGACGCGTAGATGCGTTTAGGTTTGCCGCGTACACGCAGAGAATAGGTAGCGCCAACAACGGAAGAGGTTGCAGCAGACCATGAGCTCTGGCGTACCTCCACCAGCACGTAGAAACCGTTGCCAGACGGGAATACCACGCGCAGCGCGCGCAGTTCGTCATTTTCGTAAGCGGTCTGCAGTGCCTCCTGTGCTGCTTCATCGCCAACCCAGTTACGGGTAATGCTCATTTCAGCAGGCGCGGCGAGGCCGTTGGTTTGCTCCTGTTCAGTTGAGCACAGCGTGGTTACGTCGATATCCCCTTTCTGCCCGCCGGTGAAGGTGATCTCCTTTGTTGCACAGGCTGCTTCCAGCCAGGTAACACCAGCCCCCAGGAAACCTGAGGCGTTAAAATCCTCGGCGGTTACGGGTGCGTCGGAGACGGCAAAGGTCATCCCCTTTGTGACTTCATACTTACTGGTCATGGTTTCTCCAGTTAAAAAAAAGACCGCCGGAGCGGTCTGTTATGGTGGGTAAAGTTAAACGGTTACCTGAAATTCGAGCGTTGCCCGGTGATAGCGCAGATCAGGCTCATAGCCCGGCGTTTTCACAATGCTTTCCGGCTTCAGCACCTGCAGTGCATCAAGCGCCATATTCCTGATCGTGCGCGCTTCAGCGATGGTGCTGGAATAGACATCAACCTGCACCGAAACGGCAGATTCAGCCTGACCGCAAAGAACGTCTGCGGCCACGTCGGTAATAATCGAGAAAATTACCCAGGGCGGAGAGACTGAAGGCTTTCCGTCACTGCCGAGCGGCGCAACGTAGGGATAAACCTGTCCTCCGGCCAGCGACTTCAGCAGAGGATAGAGATCGTCTTCCGTCATTTGCTTAATGCCTCGTCAATGGCCTGGTTCATGCGCCTGATCGCGACCTCCGTCGCCTGCTCCTGGCGAACATCGAACGCGGGACGAATGAAAGGGTGCGGTGGCATGTTAACGGTTCCCATTTCAACGAATCGCCAGTAAAAGGCGTTTCTCGGGTTACTCGCCTTCATCGTGTTATCGCTGTTCCCGGTGCGCGGGTTAACACCACGAATATGGACGCCGGAAGAAATTTCCCCGCGGCGGCGGCTTTTTTGGGTCACCACCACCACGTTTTTTTTCAGTTTCCCGGTGCGCTCCGGCGCGCGGGCGATCACTTCTTCCTTAAGCACTTCGGCGCCGGCGCGCGTGGCATCACGCAGAACCTTATTGTTTTCAGCGCGGCTAAGCGCCTCCAGATCCTTTGCGATGTCATTCAGCCCGGAAAAATCGAGGCTCGTCTCAATCATTTTTCGGTACCGTGTTTGCAAAGAATTTCGAGCTGAACACCGCGAGAGTCAGGGATTGGCGGACCAATGATATTCAAAATGGCACCCTTGAACGCGCCAGTCATAACCCTGAGTCTGGACGCAGCAGTTATATCGCTACGAAATCGTGTCCATACCCTGATAGTGGCGACTGCGGTTTCAGCACCAGCGGCTACCAGCTCGCGCCCACTAATGCCCTTTACTTCTGCCCAGGTTTCTGCGCCGTCATGCCATGTTTCAACAGGCTGGCCAGAAGGATCTCTGGATGTTGTGATGTTTTGAACCACAACCCTGTCTCTCAGTCTTCCGGCCTGCATAAAGTCCTCCTATACCCCGTAAATTCGGTATGGCTGCAGCAAGGCTTCAACTGCAAACGGGACCTCTGCAACGGTCTGACCGACGGAAACTGATTCTCTGTTGGCATACCAGTGACCTATCAGCAATAACATGGCCGCTTTAACATCATCATTCAGTAAAATCGGGTCCGTGTCGTCTGCGTAGCCAGGGGAACTTTGGTTTTCATAGAGCGTTCGCCTTGTCCATGTCTGGACGTAACGCGCCGCCGCACCGGTGTATAAAGTCAGCAGGGCATCGTCTCCGGAAAAATCGGTATCAATGCGGCAGTGCTGTTTCACCACATCAAGGTCGACCATTATTTTTTCGCCTTCTTGTCCGCTTTTACTTCCGGCTGTTCCTGCTGCTGTTCCTGCTCTGCAGGATTTTCTGATTCATCGAGCATCGCATAGCCTTTTTTGATGAGCTCGCGACCGTGCTGTTCCAGAGTTTCCAGCGGAAGCCCCTCAGTAACGACGGTACCGCCGAAATAAATCGGTTTAAGTGCAATCAGTTTCATATTCCCACCTGTAAAAGCGGCCCGAAGGCCGCTATTTCATCAGCTACCAGCGCCAGTGCGGAATGCACCGTATACAAATGCCTCAGGGCGTTTGACGGCCAGCGCCAGACGTTCCTCGCAGCGGATGGTGAGCATGTTTTTCTCGAAGTCGTCGGCGTTCTCTGTGGAGATCACCACGTTCGCATCTTCGCGGTCGAAGATTTGCGCGCCTGCGTTGAAAGCACCGGTCAGGAATTTCCCTTGGAATGCTGCTGCTTCGGTGGCAACAACCGGCAGGCCCCACAGAGTTGGTCCAGTCAGCGCCGCAGGGTTAGCCAGGATGTAGCGGCCCAGGCTGTCTTTTGTCAGCTCGATCCGCGCCCAGTCAATGAAATGAAGGACATGACCGGAGGCCGGGAAGCGCGCCAGCTGCACCTGCAGCATTGCCAGACGCAGATCGTCAATACCGCTCTGCTGTTCAACAGTGAACGCTGGATCAAACGCTGACGCCTGAGGAACGATGCCATGCAGATGCACGCCAGTACCATCACCGAAGAGAATTTCCTGCTCTTCTGCGTACTTCAGCCCGTAGCGCATTTCGGCATCAACGGTGGACTGCAGCTGTGCGAAGTCATCCAGGATCTGCTTAGAGGCTTTGAACAGGTGGGCGATGGTGCTGACGCCAGTGATTTTCGGCGTAAACTCAATTTCGCTGTATGGTTTCTGCGTGTTTTCAGGAACCACTTTCGCGTTATTGGTAAAGCCTGTCTGCTGCACCCAGAAGATAGCAGAGGAGGAAGTACGACCTGGAGCAATCAGATCGCGGATGAACAGGCGCTGTTTCGGTGCCGTATCAATACCCGGCAGGCGTTGTGGCTCCACAACACCATCAGGGACATCCACCGAAGTCAGGGCGGCCTTCACAGGGATGCTGATACGTTTGCCACCTTCAACACCTGCAGCAAAGGTTTTCAGCGCTTCAGCAGAGATCACCTGCTGGCCGATTGATTCCACAACATGCTTCGCGTTAGCCAGCGGCATCTGAGCAACATGTTGCTCCAGCTCCCCCATCGCAGCCTTCAGCGTTTTTTCTGCTTCGCGCAGGGCGTTGAACTCAGAAGCCATTTTATCAACGGCTGCCTTTGTTTCTTCTGACAGTTTGCCGGATTTCTGCGCCTCTTTGAGTGCGTCTTCTGCTTTCGCATTGAACTTGCCGGTTGCCTCTTCGATGCTGGCCGTGACTTTTTTCAGAATATCGTTTACTTCAGACATAAAGGGTCCTTATTTGACTAACGCCGCCAGGGCGCTTTCAAGTGAATTGATGGTTTCAGGTTTGATGTCTTCGGCAGCGCCCGGCGTACCGTCGTTGGTGGTGACAGCGCCAGGCATGCCACCGGATAAGGCTTTAATGAGTTTTCTGCGCTCAGAGCGCGGGGTGTTGGTCTTGGCCAGCAATGCATCAAGTTTGCGAAGCGCGGCTGCAGGCGATTCGTCGCCGTCGCTGACCGCATCAGCAGAAAGCAAGCTGTCTGCCAGTCCCTTCGCCACAGCATCACTGCCACCGATATAGCTTTCCGCGTCCATCAGCTTCTGCACGGCTGCCATATCAAGGCCGGAGCGCGCCGCGTAGATGTCAGCCATAGCGGTATCGAAGGGTTCCAGTGACTGTGCCAGTTCTGCAAAATCATGGCGGTTTCCCATCGCGTATACCCAGCAGTTGTGGATCATCAGGAAGGCACCACGGCCAATCTGAATATCATCCCCGGCCATCGCAATTATCGAGGCGGCGCTGGCGGCAATGCCCAGCACCTTCACCGTTACACGGCCTTCGTATTCGCGGAGAAGGTTATAAATAGCCAGACCTTCGAACATGTCGCCGCCCGGTGAGTTGATATTAACCGTGACGTCGGCGCCGTTCATCGCCCGAAGCGCCCCGGCAATACGTTTAGCTGTTACCCCTTCGCCCCAGTAGTCCTGCCCGATAACATCAAAAACAGAAATGCTGTTATCGTCGGTGGCCGCCGCTTTGATCCCGCCGTCCCAGCGGTCCAGTGCGGACGGTAATGTTTCACAGGTAACGCGCGCGCAGGGGCGACCCGCCGGTGCTACCGGAAGTTGTTTTTTGCTCATCAGGAAAGTGCTCCTAAGCGGCCTGTTTCAGCGGAGATTGTTCAAAGGAAATATCGGGGAATACGTGGTTGTGTAGCTCTCGCAGGGCCAGAGCCTGAACAGCAGGGTTACTGCTTTCGAGATTCTTCAGTTGCGTCAGGTTGAGCTGGACGGTGTAAATGTCGCCACCTTCAATAGGCGGCATGTTTTCAAGACGGCGAACGTCATTGCGGGACATCCAGCCATTTTGAAGCGCGCTCGTATAGTAAGCGGCACGGCCCGCGCTGTCGGCGCGCAGCAATCCTTCAACGGAGAATTCCGCAAACACCTCATCATCGCTATCAAGTAAACACCGGCCAATTTCCTGCTCAATATTCACCAGCAGCGGTCGAAGGGTATGCGTCAGGAACTGCAGATTCATCCCCTCAAGACTGGATGCCCAGCTGCTTTGTTTCGTGGTATGACCGACCATAAAAGGAGGAACGCGAAACCAGCGGCAGATCTCCTCAATGCTGAATGCGCGGCTTTCGAGCATCTGAGCATCTTCCGGGTTCATGGTCACGCCCTGATATTTCAGGCCACCTTCAAGAACCATAATTTTTCCGGCGTTTTTGGAGCCGGTGAAAGATGCCATATAACCACGAAGTCTTTCACGTTGATCGTCAGTCAGTGCATTATCAGCGGAGAGAAAACCTGAGCTCTGCAGACCCTGCTCGAATATCTTCGCCGCGGACTCTTCAACAGCCATTGCTGAACCGATCACATCCCGGCCTGTCTTCATCGGCATCATGCCGCAAACACCGTCCAGACCGAACCCGCGAATGTGCATGATATTTTTGACCGGAATGACGCGCTCGTTTCCGTTATCAGTGTATTTGTATTCCAGCGCCCCGGTAGTGAGACGTTTAACCACCATGTTTTGCGGTAGCAAAGGCACCAGGGAAACCAGGCGATTCGCGATGAATTTCTTCTCAATGAAGGCATTCCCGCGCAGGCAGATACTGGCGACCACCATCAGCATAAAGCGTGATGGTGTCATTTCTGAATTGGGTCGGCGGCACAATATCGAATAGGCCGGATGGTCTGTTGCCGCTTTACGCGAACCGTCAGGCTGTCGAACGTATATTTTCAGCGGAAGGGTTGAAATAGACTCGCTCAACAATCTTACGCATGCCCACACAGCCGATAGCTGGATGGCTTTATCGGCTGTTACCACCTTCCCGCTGCTGCTGGTGCCAAACCATTCCTCCCAGAACGTGCCGGTAGTCAGGCTGATAGGCACACCGAGCCAGTTAAGCAGAGCGCTTTTAACTCTTCCTGGCTGTTTGTTTTTTTTCATCAGAAACCTACCATGATGGGATTATTGAAGAATCCGGAGAGATCCTGCTGGTCGTTGCCACCGTTAACCAGAACGCGGCTCATTGCTGTGAACAATGCCGCCGGGCCATCAATCTTGGCCTCTGGTGTGGACTTGTTCGGGAAAATGTTCTCGTTCCGGTCAGGTTTGACGGTTACGTTGGACATCATCCAGTTCATTACCGGGTGATCGCTGTGATGGAAGCGGCCACCGTACACCAGTGCTTCGACCTCTTTCATCGCCTCAGAGAAATTGCGAACCGTCTGCGGAACTTCCACCAGCGGCAGCCCTTCTTCTGCCAGAGCGAGGCTGAACTGCGTGGCACTCCACGGATCGAAGCCAATTTCTTTCAGGCTTTCACCAGCAACCCACTGTTGCAGCTCTTCCTTAATCTGAGCATGGTCGATTACATCCCCGTCGGTAAGGATCAGCTTGTCCAGCTCAGCCCACTTACGATAGAGCTCTGCCATCTGGCGTGAACATTTCTCAAGGCGTCCTTCCGGAAGCCAGAATTTAAAATCCGCGTGAACGTGGCCACCTGGCGCGCGCCAGACTTTAGCGGCCGCACAGATATCAATTTTGTTTGAAAGGTCAACGCCAACCCAGGAGGGATAGGTTTTAAGTTCGTGCTGCGGGGCGATAAACTCGCATTTCTCCCATTTCATCATGTCCATCCAGGCAGACTCTGCCGTAACCCAGATATTCATGTGCTTGGTGAAAAAGTTAATCCTGGCCGAAACCTGCTCTTTCGCTTTTTTTGCCAGGCGGCGAAGATCATCCCAGCGCTTACAGATACCCAGCCCCGGATTGGCCTTCTGCCAGACTTTTTCATCAAAGGGATCGTCACCTTCATCTAAGGTGTAGATGATGGCAAAAAAAGTATCGTCTTTTACCAGACCACGCAGCACCTTGATGGCGTAATCACGCAGTTCGTAGCAGATACCCTCTTTGTTAAATCCCGCTGTGGTAATGCCGAAAAGCAAAGACTGCAGGCGCGCGCCGGTTGCCGTCTCCAGAACGTCCCATACATCACGGGTTTTATGTGCATGCAGCTCGTCGACAATGGCGCAATGGATGTTCAGGCCGTCGAGGTTATTCGCATCTGATGATAATGGCTCGAATTTGGAGGCCGTCTGCTCCTGGTAGATAGCGAGCTTGTTGAATTCGAAGATCCGCCCAAGAGTGGCTTTCGCCTTCTTGACCATATTTTTCGCGTCTTCAAAAACAATGCGCGCCTGGTCACGGGTGGTTGCAGCGGAATAAACCTCCGCCCCGCCCTCGCCGTCTGCGCCAGCCATATAGAGACCCACGCCGGAGCAAAGTGTTGATTTGGCATTTTTACGGGCCACCTCAACATCTGCTGTACGGAAACGCCGAACCATCACCGGCCGACCGCTGCCGTCGTTACGCAGGACGGTTTCCCCCGTCTCTTCGTTAACCAGCGGAATTACAAAACCAAAGATATTAATCAGGATGAAAACATGCCAGTCCATCAGCTCAATAGGCTGGCCTGCCAGCGCGCCTTTGACGTGAGGGACAAAATTATAGAAATTCAGAATGTGCTGCGCGCGCGGCTCACTGAAGAAAATACCGCGCTCTTCGCCGTGGGCCAGATCGTCAAGAAAACGCTGACAGGCAAGGCGCACATACTCACAGGCAATAATTTCCCCCGCCACCACCCTCTCGGCGTAGCGGATGCCTTCTGCAACCTTAGCCATTAATCCCTCGCTTTCATAAACTCGGCCAGCGGGTCAACCGCATCAGGACCTTTTGCATTCACTTTAGAGCGGCTGGCTGGCGTCATGCCGAACTCACCGAGCATGGCGCGCAGACGTTTCCAGGCATCAGCTTTCATGATGGCGGCCGGGTGAGCCTTGATCATGCGAATCTCTCGCTCTTTGCCTTCGTCTGGCTCTTCGTCGCTATAAACGGCGTAGGTGTAGCCTTCTCTCTCCAGAGTATCGCAGTGATGCCGGTACTCGGTGTAAACCTCAACCAGAAGCTCAAGCGCTCTCGCGTCAAGCTGCGACATGACGCCAAGCGCATCGAGCTCTTCAGCCATTCGCCTGAACCAGTATTTACCCTGCTTGTCGAAATGCTTCGGCGTTGGGGGTACCCCACCAGCGGGCTTTGGTTCGTTTTCGTTGATCGGGCGTTTTGATGGGTTACCCCTCACCAAACGTAGATGGGTCGGGGTTTTCGGTGGTCCAGACATAATCGAAAACTCCTATTAATCATCGAATGGGGGACCCCATAAAAAAGTTTTCTAACCTGCGGCGATGTGAAAAGAGGTTAGGCGGCGGTCCTTTGGCGCGTCGTTCCTGAACTTTCAACCCGCCCTCCCCCTCGGTCGACTCAAATGAGAATTGATATCATTTGAGTCTTTCGACCGCTGTTTTCGCCCTGTGGCAGGGCTTGCAGAGGCTTTCGAGGTTGGAAAGGTCATCGGTCCCCCCATTTGCTTTGGCGGTGATGTGGTCCACCGTCTCAGCAGGTGTATATCTTCTATTTCGCAGGCATTCCTGACAGAGGTGTTTATCTCTGTCGAGAACGATTGGGCGCAGCCTGTCCCATTTGCTACCATAACCGCGCTGGTGTCTGCTCCGTCCTCGCTGATGCTGCTGCCAGCCTTCATTAAGATGCTTAGTGCAATAGCCTGATCGGTCTGTTGTTGTGCCAGAGCAGCCACGCTTGCGGCATGCTCGCGGTATTTGTGATGGCATTAACACTCCTAAAAAATTGAGTCATCGCCACGTTGAAAACGTAAACTCTTACTGCAAAGTGTATTTGCCACACTTTTGTGGTTAATTTCGTGGAGGTATTTATGGGTTTGAAACCTGGCCAGTCTAGTGGACGTGATGGCGGTGTATATCGTGAACGCGGTCCGCGTGGCGGCCAAACCGATAATTACACAACCATTCCTGATAACCATAGGGCACCACCAACTTCAAAACCTGGTGCAACATGGGAACCAGTAAAACGGACTCCAGACAGCAAAAGATAAACCTAATTAAACCGGCCAATTGGCCGGTTTTTCAGGCGATTCTCCACGCTCGTCGCCGTTCTGTGCGTGGCGCTGAGTCATGGTGACGCTCAACTGGTTCGCCGTCTGCATGGTCCACCAGCGAGTAACACGGATAAACTACAGTGCCGCCATAGGCATCACCAATGGCATAATCAGCTGGTTTGCTATTGTCCAACCGGTCCAGAACACGTTCAATGTGATGCTGTGGGACGCTGTAGCAGACGGCGTGTATCAGTCTCGGCAGCGTGATGTAGTCAGCCTGAGTCTTATCAGCAACAATCAGCCGTTCGGCTATCTGCATCTGATACTGAGGCGGGCGGCCGGTACCGAGATAAAAGCTCAGCATGTCGTCGGGAAAACGGTTCAGCCAGTCGGTCACCTTATCGGCGAATCCATGTACTGGCAGTGCGTCGTCTTCCAGCACCACTACCCGGCAGGTTTGTTCTGCTGCCCATTCAAGCGCGCGGCGATGATTCCAGTTCGCACCGTGGTTACCGTCATCAATCAGCAGATGAGCATCCAGTAGCGCCGCAAGACGTTGTGCATGTCTCAAGCGTGAGTGATGGCCGACCACCACAAATTTGATCTCTTCAGCCACCAGCGAATCTCCAATAAATAAGCCGCACGATGGCGGCTACTGTGTGGATATCAGGGTGTTGCTTCGCTTTAACCCTGGGTAAAGTGGATACTCAGCCCGTCAGTGGTGGGACACTGTCGCAACATTAAAGGGGGAAATGGCTGATAACCTTCTTTGAGGAAACACAATGTCATACATGGAACAAAAAGAGATGACTGTCGAGTTTGATTCACTCGCAAATACCCCAAAGGAAATTGCAACTGAATTAAACGATATTAAACTCATTCTTCTCAGTATTGCTTTTAAGCTTGAAGAGGAAGAAAGAAAGCAATTATTTGAAGAACTAAGTCCCGTCAAGTCAAAGGGAATGCAACAGTGGCTTGCGAATTTGAAGAAGGTTGATATTTCTTAACGCCTAGCTTCAGTCTATAAATGTTCCTTACTGAAGCGACCTGTATATGGTCGCTTTTTTTCTTCATGAATTTCAGTGTTGATTTGGATGATCTGTAATTTTTTTTCATGATAATTCCTCATTTATGTTTCCACCAGGCGCACTCTGTGCCGATGCCATCAGTTTTGAAAACAGTATGCACCAGAGGGCCGGTGACCAGCCTGTCAGCGAATGACTGCGCAACGATACCGAATGCCAGCATGTCACCCACCGCGGCGCCAGCCTGTTCTTTCTTCCAGAAACGATAACTCTCGATCCGGTAGTAAAGACGGATGATGTCGTGAGCGAACGCCATTACATCAGCGCGAGTGCCACCCAGCAGACCAGCATTAAACATCACATCGTTGCGGTGCGCTTCAATGAATTCCTGATAGATACGCTCTGGATGATTCTGCTTTGCCCAGGTGTCAGCGTATGTCTTCGGTTCTGAACCGACATAAACATTACCGGGCTGCATTTCTTCCCACGGTGCGCGAAGCATTTCGACATCGGTTCCATCGGTACACCAGACGAACCGGTATTCAGGGTGATCGCGCAGGTGCTGCCAGATATGCAGCCAGCGCCGGAAATAGACATTCATCTGCACGTCAGGGACGCGGTACAGTTCAACGTCTGCAGGGGCTGTCTGCAGTTCATCCACCAGCGCAATACGGCCACACTGTCGAAGCGAGGCCGCCCACCTGGTAAGCATGTCATGCGAGGCAGTAATTTTCGTACCGCGCTGAGGGTCAGGCTGGCTGGTGAGCAGCGTTGTAATTACCACGTCGCGCTGAGATCGATACTCTGCATAGCCTGTATATCCTGAATCCCGGCGCTGCCCGTAAATCACAGCGTTTTTCTTATCGAGCGCCTCACGTTCAGGCCTCGGTATACTGCGAGCGCCTTCTTCGTACTCGTCCATTGAGTGAATAAGTTTTTCAGAGCCAACCACATCAGCGAACGCCCAGGACGTTAATCCAGCATTGTGAATTCGAAGTGCCAGGTCAGGATGTTCGTACATGCCGCGACCGTATATCGGATCGAATCCGCCAACCTTATCGATGGCGCTGCGGTGGTAGTAAAGCATCACACCGCGCTGACCGGTGTATGCAATGTGCTTATCGTCCCGGTAAAGGACCGAAAGGTCATTCAACTTATTGCGGCCAGCCAGATCGAGAAACTGGTAAGCCAGGTGCGGCTCTGGTGATTCGATGTAAAGCAGGTGCCAGTTATCAGCAATCGGCCAGGCGTCATCGTCCCACAGGAAAATATGCTCGCACCCGGCATCCATCAGAGCTGACAGGCTGGCGTTCTTCGAAGCAACGATGCCGAGTGATGTTTCATTGCGAAGCAGCTGCACGCCGTCAGGCACTACTGCGGCAGGTTTCGAACCATCATCGACAACCACCACCAGCGCACCGGCTGGCAGATGCTTCTGGTGCTGCTCAATAGCACGCTTTAAAACGTCTGCCCGATTGTGGGTGGTAATCGCAATGCCAATCCGTGACGCTGAAGCGCAGGCGGGTGCATACGGGACACCATCAATAGTGACCTGCATATTTATCCTCTGATGGGCAAATTTATGACAATAAAAAACCGCCCGAATGAAGTGCCCCCTAATCGTTGGATGTCCAACTTTCGGGGTTCACTTCACGAAGGCGGCATTATTTATAAAGTCATGCAAGGTTCGACAGGAAGTGTAGCTCCCCATGAATTGTATTGGAGCTATCACCTACAGCATTACCTTTAAACAAGTACACTGCGCCGTGCTCTTCGATACGCAATTCAAGATCTACTGATGAGTGGCTATTGAAGGCATTGGTATCGTGCGTATTGTGAGGGACTGATTTAACTGACGCCGTATTGCCGTTTACAGATCCCTTGTAGTAGCAGACATAATCGCCACCATTGATACGACCATCCCTTACGGTCAGGATGCCGTTTAACATACCGTTACGGTTCACATTGGTATTGAAAATGAGCTTATAAATTCCGTCTTTCATAAACACCCCAAAGTAATGTGCCTTATGGCCATCGAAGTATATCATTAGGGTGCTGAATTTAGTGTGGCGGCGTTTTTCCCTCTTGAAGTTTCTATTTTTCTGATTGCAGCCTTATCCAGATTACACTGCCCAAGCGCGGTGTAGAGCTGAGCATTTAGCTCCAGACTTGCCTGCCATGTGAAAGGAACCGTCATTCCGGGGATCTGCGTGTCTGCGGTCAGGTCAGTGCTTATCGGCACCACTGGAGCCGGAACGTAAACTGATTTCGTATTCCCGCAGGCTGTCAGCAGCGGCAGAAGGAACAAGCTGGTTAGCACACGGATTGCCGTCAAGCACCTGCCTGATGTAGACAATGCGCGTTTCGCCTTTCTGGGCCAGTTCATTCTTAGCATTCTGGGTAGCCTGTGAGATATCGCGGATGAGGTTCATAGCGGTGATCACATTGTTGGTGATCGCCTCTGAAGTGTTTGCCCTAACCGTCGCTTTATCGCGCTGGTCTTTATAGGTGATGGCGTTGCCGCGGTAGTGATTAACCGCCAAGGTCATCGAAACCAGCAGGCAGATAACGACAGCGCAGATGATTACTGTTAATCGACTCACTAGTCTATCCCCCAGCACGTAAGCGCGCTTTCCTGGTCGCGGCGTTCAACCTGACCATAACAGCCGTTCTTCTGTCCTTTAGTCAGGCGGCAATCCCGGCCACCATCTTTAATCCACCAGCGGATAGCTTCACAGGCCCCTTTCCGGTCACCAGCATTGATACGCTTGTAGAACGTCGATGGATAGCATTTACCGGGCCCAATGTTGTACGGACAGAAGGAGGCTATGCCCACCTTTTGAGGAGCTGTCAGCGGGAACTTGATGTTCTTGTCGACCCAAGCAAGTGCTTTGTCTCGCTCAATGGCGTTAACTTTCTTACATTGCACCTCGGTAGCAGTCATGCCTTTTACGACACGCTTGCCATTAATAACTGTTACGCCATGGCATAGTGACCAGACACCACCGGGATCCATCACAGCAACGAGCGCATTGCCTTCTTTCTCACTGATGAACTGGTCAAACAGCACAGGAGCAGAAGCGCCAGCGGCGATCAGGGATAGCATGACTGTGCTGAGTTTGGCTCTTGTCGATGCCATGTTAATTATCCTGTGGTGGTGCGGTGATGTAGCCCTTCTTCAGGGCCTTCTCGTATGCCTTGGTCTGGCGTCTTTTGAAGTAAAGGTTGGTCAGGTATGTGGCTATACCGATAAGAAAACCGCCTACCACTGCAACCTTGTTCCAGTCGAGGTCGTGCAACCATTGCAAAATGCCGCCTCCACAAATAAGACTGCCGGACACGCAATACGAGACTGCGGATGCAATTTTGTCAGGCATATATCGGATCATCTCTATCTCCTCGCGTAATTGCGGGAGCTGTGTGTAAGAGGTCAGGCTCTCGGGACGATTTAACAAGTAGGCGTGTCGATGATGGTTCCCGGAGCCTGAAATAAAAAAGGCCACCAAATGGCAGCCTTAGAAAAGAAAAACCTCGCCGAAGCGAGGCTATTTGAATTTGAGGCATCTCATCCAACAAACCACCGAGGTTAATTGGATTTTGACGAGATGCTTTTGGATGAGCGCTGAACCCAAAGGTCAGTATTTTCACACAGCAATTTTGCAAAAAGCAGCGCCCATTCAAAACGAACTGAAAACCACACTCCGGACAAGAAAAGCAATTCCAGATAGCGAAATCAGGATACAAATGACGCCAACCAGAGCAACCAGCACAGGTTTAAATTTCAAAGTCTGGTTACCCTGACATCAAAGAGCTAAAAATGGTGCCGACTACCGGAATCGAACTGGTGACCTACTGATTACAAGTCAGTTGCTCTACCTACTGAGCTAAGTCGGCAGTGGTCCGCCACCGGAGCCTCGAACCCCGTACTACAACACCAAGGTTGTCGCTCTTCCCGATGAGCTAGTGGCGGTCTGGTGGCCCTTGCTGGACTTGAACCAGCGACCGGGCGATTATGAGTCGCACACTCTAACCAACTGAGCTAAAGGGCCGGGAGCGAGATAATACACAGGCCAAATTAACCACGCAAACTCAATGGTAAAAATCAGAAATTTCCCCCACATATGAACTCATTGAAAATGATTCGGATCACATAATACGTACGCGCTATAAGTCATATTAAACAATGAATTAGAAATGGGAGACATCTATGCAGCTTTCAGGATTGAAAGAACTACACAAAGACATGAGACGAAATGGCGTTACTCGGACTCAGTTTCAGTACCGGCATAATCAGGTAGCCTTCGATGTGCTGTTTTTCACAGATGGCTCCCCATACAAACTACTTTTCGGCGCTATAGGCGAAAAGTGTTGTTTCGTGGTAAACGTCAAACCGGGCTATTCAATAGATCCCTTCTTACAGCCTAAATCGGCATATAACGACTTATGTCGTGTTTTAGGTATCGAGTACGACCCTAAAAATCCTTTCAGCACTGCAAAATTCTTTCGACACTTTGCAGAAGCAGTTCCACATACAATAACAACAACCAAAGAACCGAAGACGCCACTAAACACTCAAGCAAATCTTAACGATGATGGAGATAAAATCTTCTTCAGCCATTGGCGAAACAACGGTGACAGCAGTCATGTTACTGGGGCTAACCTCGAAAAAACGCAGAAAGCATTTGGAATCGAGATCGCAAATTTCTGCCTGGAGCGAAATATTAGCAGCTGCTGGACCGTTACTGAGAAGAGAAAATCACAATGATGCGGAACATCATAAGCTGTGTGTCTAAGTGACCACTCTTAACAGATTACAACGATTTTTGCGGACCGCGTTAATGTTTTTTCATGTTTAATAAAGTATCGTAGTACTCTTCCAAGCTAGCGTTAAGGGAATAATTTAATGCAAGAAACACTATCATTTTCAGATCGCGATGAGTTTCAAAGAAAATCTATTGCTGAAAATATTGTAAAACTACTCAAACCGGAAACCGATATTTCACCACTTGTGATAGATGGTGACTGGGGAACAGGCAAGACTGAATTCAGTATCAAGCTAAAAAATCTTATCCTTGAGCAAGAGCCTGAATCGAAGGTTATCTACATTGACGCTTTTAAAGGAGATCATGCAGAATCACCTTTACTTTTAATAACATCCGCAATTGCCCGTACTTTGCCAGAGAGGGAAAAGCAAACATTCATAAAGAAAGCACTTCCTGCTATTAGATTTGGTATGAAAACAGCCTTAAAAGCTGGGGCTGGTTGGGTCTTGCGTCAAGAAACTGACAATATGGCAGATGAATTCCAAGACGCGATAAAAAAAGCTAGCAACGCAGCAATTGACGGAACTGTTGAAAACATTTTAGAAGACCACATTGAAGCAGAGAAAAACATAAATTCACTTAAGGCTTGTATCGAAGATATTTCATCAAAACATAAAACCGTAATTATCATTGATGAACTAGACAGATGTAAGCCAAACTTTTCAACATCAATACTTGAAGTAATAAAACATATTTTCGACACACAAAACGTTTACTTCATCTTGGTTACCAACACAAAACAACTCAGGGCATCTATCAATCATATCTATGGTTACAGCCTTGACTCTCAAAAATATCTTGATAAGTTCATAAAGTACACAATTTCACTACCCGATACATATAAGAATGGACGTTCTGAAAATTGTAAGACTTCCGTCACTTACTGGTTACAACTAGCTAAAGAAAGTCCATCCTTATCGTTAATTGAAAAACATATCGGCGAAGGAGTACGACAATTAATTAGCCAAACGAATCTTTCACTGAGAGAAACTCACACATACGCAAGAAACTTGAATATATTCCAAACTCTTGAAGAGAACAGATTCACTGAAAATACCTATTATATTTACAGACTAATTTTCATTACAGCAGTTTATATCCATTGCTTTGGAGATAAAAACATACTTAAAAACGAATTAACTTCAGAATCAATTGACAAATTAGCAGGCCTTTTGAAGGTGGAATCCATTCCATATTCATTTGAAAGAACATCTGATGTATCAAGAATAACAATAATGTTTTATGGACTAATAAAAGACAGTCTATATGTCAATACCCGATTCGCACCTAAAAACGAAAATGAATTCAAACAATTTGAAGATCTTTATCAAAGATTCGACGACTCCCATTTTCTGAACTCTACAGTTAAAAGCAGAGTTAATGATTTCATACAAGAGATGTCCTTCATAAAATAAAGAAGCGCCCCATATAGGGGCGTTTTCTATGCATCCATATCAAGTCTCACATCCAACATGCTCAGACAACCATCGATAAATCCCTCTGCCATCTGAATCTCAATGCGTATTAGCTTTTCATCCTTTTTTCGTGCTTTCGCAATTTTCCGCTTTGAAATGCCATAAAGATAATGTGCAACTAGGAGTGAATGCTCGTAAGGCTTACGCTTTTGCAGCCGAGCTAAACATCCCTCGATAATCAAGGCATCATCATCAGTGCATGAAAGACGAGTTTTACTTGTTTGAGGAAGAAGCCCCTTGAAGCCAGCAGCGATTGAAGAGTAATCCACACCAGAGCTATCACTTGCTGCCCAGCCGCCCCAGCGCTCTAAAACCATCTGAATGTCACGCATTGTTCTGTGCTCCTGTCTTATTTACCCCGTCGCTGATTTGCACTCCCTGAGGGCTAAAATGTTCTAATGATGCTTCGAGTTCCATATATCAAACCCTCGTCACGTTGCTGGCTTCCCACTCGAGATCAAGCTCGCTTTGCGGCTTACCGACCAGGTAGTTAAATGGTTTTTTCTCGCCTTCCAGGAACTGGTGAGAGCGAGAGTCGAAATTAGCTCCGATGTCACCGATCCACCCTTCCCCTTCTCGTTGCTTCAACAAACGAATCATTGAGGAGGGAAGATTGATTGCGGCCTGTTCGTCTTTGTCGAGGCTCTCATAACCCATACGTTCGGCTTTTCTCTGCGCCAGCTCGCGGGGAATGTTGCGCCAGACGGCCATCACGTTGTCGGGCATATCCGTTAAAGCACCGGTGCCTTTTACGTCCATCTTTCCTGTTGGAGCGGAGTCGTTTGTTTTTCTGGCGTGGGTAACCAGCAGGACGTGACAGTTATGCTCGTTCTTGAAGTCGCACAGCGTATCGATGAAGTCCTTCTGCCCTGTGTAGTCCTCTTCGTCCAGCCCGCATTTCGCGAGGTTATCTATGACGAATAACTCAATGCCATAACGACGCCGGGCATAGGCAAAAATCTCAAGAAGCCGGTCTGCTTTGGCCGTTCCAGTGAGCTTGAATACCCAAAGGCGGTCAGAAAACCATTCGTTGGTCATAATGATTTCTTCACGCTTCGGTGAGGAAGTGCAGATGGTTTGCCGCGTAAGTCGGGCAAGCATTTTGCCTGGTTTAAGCTCCAGAGAAGCAATACAGGTCCTGATGCCCTGACTCATCGCATCAATCGCAATATGTCCAACGAGCTCTGTTTTGCCATGCCCATTCACTCCATTGACGAGGGTCAGCTCACCGGCACGAAACTTAAAGTTGTTGTTCAGCGAGGCCCATGGGCTTGTAAACAGGCCGGTATTTCGATGTTCGAATGCCTCGATTGTTTCCTGAAGCAAATCCCCTGCTGAGCAAAGCTCATCGGGATCGAAGAATTTAGCGCGCTCCATATATTCCAGAATGGAATCGCTGTCCATACCGTTCATCAGGCAATCGTTGATATCTTTGTGCGGAAGTTCAACCATGCGGCAACGATGTTCACCAAGACGTCTGGCGATTTCTTTTGCAGCTTCACGGCCCACATCGTCGTTGTCCAGGCACAGCCAGATTTCCTGGAAGCGATCGAGGTTGTGGTATTCATATTCAATCCACTGCTGCTTGGCCCCCTTCCCACCGCCAAATGGAACAGACAGGGCATCATAGCCAAGCTGAGTGAAGGTCATGCAGTCAATCTCACCCTCGCACAGCACTACCAGGCGGGTGTTTTTATCCAGTGCCTGCCAGCCAAACAGACATGGTTCACAATCAGCTTCAGCCATAATCAGCTTTTTGCCGTTTGGCCGCTCGGTACCGATACGTTTTACCTGAAGCAGTTCGCCGTTCCGGATGTACGGAAATGCCACGGCAGGCACCTCTCGGTTTTCGTCGTGGTACCAGACCACCGCATCTGTCACTTTAAAACGATCGGCCGTTTCACGGGTAATGCCACGTGAAGCAAGATAGTCGTAGCATTTACTGGCCGATTTAACGCCCTTCCTCGTCGGACGCGAGAACGTTTTTTTCTTCGATTTGAAGTGGTGATCGTCATCTTTCAGGCCAAGAAACTCTTTCGCCTCCCGCATTGCATCGTGCAGTTGGCAATTACGCACCAGCACCCAAAGATCCAGCAGGTCACCACTGTCTCCGCTGGCGAAATCAGCCCATGACTTTTTACCACCGATATTAACCTTGAGGCTTTTACCTGAGTCACCGTTAGTATTGCCGGCACACCACTCTTTCCCCTCCAGATGTCCTTTCGGAAGGAGAAATTTAGCGACGCGCTCGGCGTTATCCCATAGTTTTTCTGAAAGTTCAGCAGGGGTCATCAGACACTCCGTAAATCAAATTTGATAAAGCACCACGTAACGAATCCCTCTCGCAGAACGCCGTGGTTATATCCGGCCACCAGCACACGCTTGAGGAGTAACTTCATGGGCGGTACCCGCCACGGTTCATGCGATCGATCGCTGACTGATTGATAAACACCTCAGCGGAGCCGTCATCAGACTTTGCGTACCACTCGTAACGAGACTGCTCTTGTCGAGTAGGGGCTTTGACAGCTGGAGTCTCTACCAACCATGCTTCATCGAAATGCCTGTCCGGTCCGAAGAACGTCGCAGCCTGCTTAACGAATGAGGTACCGATCTTTCCTTCAGAAGCCATGAAGGATGCATAGCGTTTGACACCAGCCAACATCGTCTCTGGTTGAACGCCCTGCTTAATACGTGCGTTCCAAGCTTTGAATGCGCTTAGCTTGTTATTTCCACCGCTACGTTTTGGGTATGCCTGCCAAGCTTCTTCGAATGCAGGAGAATAGTCAGTTGAAGATTTCATTTTCGGTGTGTCGGCTTCAGCCGATGCACCAAGAGGTTTATTCTCTGTATTAATCTTCTGTGTAGTCTCTTGGTAATCTACTGTATGAATGGATGCGGAATTTCCACGTAACTGCTCGTTGTTTTTCCACACACCTGCCTGCTGGTTTTCCACATCACTGCTTGCGGAATTTCCGCATCCTTGGTTCTTATTTTTCCCCACACCTGCATGCTGGTTTTCACCGACGAGAAGCTCTTCCAAACGCTCCTGATTTACTCTGAAATATAATTTCGCAGGGATGCCGCGCTTCGCTTCTTCCAGAACGCCACAAGAAACCAGTTTTTTACGAGCGCCTTCCTGCTCGTAACGGGTAAGCCCTGTCTCTTCCTCGAGATCAGCCTGAGTTTTATAAAACCATTGCCCTTCCATACGGTTTTGCCAGTAAACGAGCTGAGACAACAGCAAAGCACCAGTGATACCAACGCCAAGACGAACGAACGACCGCTGAAAGGCTATTGGGCGATCAACGAGTTTTAAGAAATTGCTCACTCCTCAACCCTCCTGAAATACTGTTGAAACTTCCAGACCGGCTGCACACACATGCTGATAGCCCGGCATAGCGAAAAAACCTGCTGCTTACCGCGATTCCAGTCGGTGATATGCACAATCACACCGAGAGGATCGCGATAATCAATATCCAACGGCTTAAATCGGTCTTCGGTAGTGATTGCGTCCGCCATGTCACCCTCCTGACGTTGGGGGGAAAATATCTTCAATAGAAAATTTCTTCCCACTCCTGCTTAAAGCCTCTACCAACTGATGGCATGTTTTAATATCTGGAGTTCGCCTACCAGATTCGTAATGGCCAATAGAACTAACCGTTTGACCAATTTCATCAGCCAAGCCACGCTGAGTAAGATGAAGCGATTGCCTTAATTTTCTAAGGTTGTTCATGGTTCCTCCTCTTAGGAGAATCAAATGTACATTATGTAGTTTACACAATCAAACAAATTGTACATATTGTGCATTGAGGTAAACTACACAAGGTGTATTATTTAGGTCATGAAAAAACACTGGAACGAACTGGCTAAAACCAGACTAAGTGCGCTTGGTATGACCCAAGCAGAACTCTCTGAGAAGATGGGTGTAACTCAGGGCGCAATGGGACATTGGCTTAATGGGAGGAGGAGTCCTTCGTTAGCAGAGGTAGGTGCGATATTCCAAATACTGGGGATTTCTGGAGCATCTTTAAATCCTGACGGAACATTTACAGTCGCAGAAGATCTAACTCATCCTCCAGTTAAGCAACAATATGAGTATCCTCTTTTCACAATATTGCAGGCTGGTCAGTTTGCTGATGTTGAAGTGTTTAATGAGCGTGATGCTCTGCAATGGGTCCCCACAACCAAGAAAGCGGGTCCAACTTCGTTTTGGCTTGAAGTTAGCGGACATTCAATGACAGCCCCGCCAGGAACAAGGCCCAGTTTTCCGGAAGGAATGCTAATTTTAGTTGATCCTTCCAAGAACGTAGATCATGGTGATTTCTGCGTTGCAGGCATTCACAACGATTCTGAGGTTACATTCAAGCGATTTGTCCGTGAAGATGGCCAGCCATGGCTGGAACCTCTCAATCCAAACCCTCGCTATCAAAGTATACCTTGTAACGAGGAGTGCAGAATCATCGGAAGGGTTATACAAGCCCAGTGGCCTGAAGATACTTTTAACTAATTCTACTTATCCTTGAAGGCCGCTTTAATTGCGGTCTTTTTTGTTTCCCCTCCCCCACCAGACATTACATCATGTAATTTATTTCTCTTTACCATTCATACACTTTGTATAAAACACAAAAAGCAATGTACGATTCGTATAGACAGCATGATGTACATTTTGTAGTATTCATTCATCGGCAAACAACGGAGCCAATGAGATGAACACAAACTTCCAACCAAACCCAGTCAGCCAAGAATTTAATATTCACGCCAAGCTTAAAGCAGCAAAGTCACACTGGTCTTATTGTTATGCGGTGCTGCCTTGCGAGAAAGGATTTAATTACCAATTTAATACGACATTTGTTGGTGAGATGGAGTTCGCAGTTTACGAACGCATCGATAACTATTTCGTCTTGGTTGATTTTTTTAAGTCATACGATGAAGCATGTGATGATGCTAAAAAAATCATTGATGACCATCCTGACATTAAGAAAATGTTCTCTGCTATTTAACTAAATAATTAACACATTTAATCATAAATAACACCTTTTTGGGTGGGGGAAAACTCACCCTGAGGAAATGAAAATGCAAAACGCTATCGCAATTAATCAGCCAATTAAAAAACCTCAAATGCTGTTAGGTTCAGACAATATTAATGACTTTGGTAACCGCGTTCAGAGCTGCAGGATGGAAGGTGACTCAATGCAACCAACCATCGAACCCTGTGAGGTAGTGGCTTTCGTTGATTGCGGTGGCCGTGCGCTTACCCCTGGCATTTATGTTTATACGATGGATGTTTTCGGTCGTCCGTGCCTTTTTATTAAAAGAGTAGAGCCATTAATCTATGGTTCATTGAAAATTATTTCGGACAACCAGCATTACGAAACATTTACTCTCAATCCCGATGAACTGAAAGATATAAAAATTCACGGTCGAGTGGTCGCATCTTTAGCGGTGAGGCGCTTCGTATGACTTTCATCAAGGATAAAACGGCATACAGATCTGCATGCCTCTATGCGGCCTGCGGTTACGAGGTAATCGCTCTTCTTTATCTTAAGAAAGCTTATGGGTACTAACTATGAATATTATCGATACCTATCGACGCCGAATTGCTAACGCGGCATTAGCCCGACACCAGCGTAATACGAGTGGAAATCTTCTGATTATAAAAATGCCAGATAGAAGAATTGAAACCGTAGAAGTAAGTGAGAACTTCATGCTTCAGTTGTTATTACGGTTTGAGGGGTTAACTCGCGCCGGGCTTAGCAGATATGAGGGTGATACAACCATCAAGACCGCATATCAAAATGCTATAGGGATTAATAAACACACCGAATACCTGACTGATTCAGGAAAATTAATTATCGACGAACTTCTGAACGAGGTTGTTGATTACGTGAAAAAGAAATACGCAAGTGGAGGAATTAATTGATGGCAGTAAATAACGAAAACATCAAGCAGATTGTCGCCAGGCTGAAAGATATCCACGAAAGGACAGGTATGAATTTCCCTGCATGGATGATGGATGAAAATCGCAGTGGAGACCATGAGTTAACTGCTGACGAACAGCACGAGTGGGCTGAAATCATTTGTGAGTCCATGCGCGGAACTGTCGCTCTCCTCTACCTGATTGAATGCGAAAAACGCTGGGGGCTTCGTGAAGGTGAATATGTGTTCAAAAGTGAAGAGGAAGTTTTAGGTCTTACAAGGGTGCTGATTGAGAACGTTTTGATCAAGTACGTGGAAGAAGACCTTCTCCTGCACAAGCCAACGGAGCGCTATATGGCCGTGTTCCAGTTCTACTGGGCAAATGACCAGCGCGTTCAAGCAGGTGAAGCGTCGTGGTTTAACGAATTCCTGGATGGGATTTTTTTAGATGTCGCGAGCCGGTTGCGTGCAGGTAGAAAGCCTCCAGTAAAACCAATTTTGCATTAAGGAGAAACGAAAATGGCAATGAAAACTGAACTAGCACCAGTAGCAGCTCGTGACCTACAGATCATCGAGTATCGCAGTCAGCGGGTGGTGACCTCCGAGCAAATGGCGGCAGGGTATGGCACAACTGTTGACCGTATCCGTCAAAACTTTAATCGCAACAAATCCCGCTTCGTAGAGGGAAAGCATTACTTCCAGATTACAGGAGGTGAGCTTTCTGCCTTCCGCGTGTCTTTTAGCGACGCGGTTAATAAACATACTACTTCACTCACGCTGTGGACAGAACGCGGCGCAGCCCACCACGCGAAAATGCTGGAAACGGATCAGTCCTGGGATTACTTCAATGACCTGACCGAATTCTATTTCACTTACCGTGAGGTTGCTGCCCTTCCAGCACCAACGAACATCTCCCGCAAAGAACTGGCGATGATGGTGATTGAGGCTGAAGAACGCGCAGAAGCCGCAGCGCTCGAAAATAAAACGCTTAGCGCCACCGTTCAAAGTCTTGAGAAGCACTTCACTAAAGGCATGACGATCCCGGCATTCTGTAAGGCTCTTAATGGCGTCAATATTAACAAAATGATGTGGTGGGTATTCGAGCGTGACTGGGTGTTCAACGAGCAACGTGATCCTGAGAAAGATCCTCGCTGGCGTGTCGCCTCATATGCCCGCGACAAATATCTCACAGAAGACCAGACGCAGATAACCCCGCACGGCAAGGATGCTTTCACAAAGTTTACACCTGTGCTTCTGGAGAAAGGCTGTCATCGCCTATACCAGCTGTATATGAAAGGTGAACTGCCGATGAAAAAGACATGGAACGGCGAATACAGTCACGATAAAGCGATTTATACACCCGAGGGTATGTGAGATGAAAAGCGATCTCTGTGATCCTGTCAGCTCAATTCAGCTGGCCCACCAGCAAGCTCTTACATGGCTGTCTGATGCCTATCTGTTCCATCTTGTCAGCTTACACCGTCGCCCTATTTATCGTCATCAGTACGGCAATATTTCGCTAGACCAGCCGGCGCTTAAGGGCTTTATAGACTCGTATCTGGAAGACAAGGGCTGGGATTTGGATCGTCGACGTGCACATTACATCAACATGCTCGATCTTATCAGCTATATGGACCGAAAAAACTCGGATTTCATTGACTGGGGAACGGTGCCATCACTAACAACTCGCGGGCTGCGCTGGATGAATGCCTGTTTCTCAAGGCTGGGAGAAATGGTTAACGCCTGTGGTGGATGGGATAATGTTGAAACATTGGCTTACAGGAAGGCGAACGAATAAAAATATGGGGTGGCGTAAGCCACCCATAATAATGAGACTATAATACGCCTTCATGCTCAAGTGTCTTGCGGGCGATTTCCCCCACTAAATCTACAAGTTCATACAACAGCGTTGCTTCTTTCCCGGTAGTGGATAAATAGCCGGCAGCAACTGCAAGCGCCCTGATTCTCTCAAGCTCATTAACAGGATTAAGTTTTTGCTCATCACACATTAATGAATCTCCCTATCACGTTCGCTACCGATAAAATCGAGCTTCAACTGACTGAGGCATTCAACCAGCGATTCCGCTTTCTCGAGCAGTACCAGATCGTCCTGGCGTTTACGTAAACGACGGCCAGCATCACTTGAGTCTTCATCTGATACCTTACGAGCGCCAGCCACAATCGCCTGCAGTTCTTGCACTGAGTAGTTGAGGTAGCCATGAGCCTGGCGATCTAACTCTTCCATGTAGTCGTAAACCTTGGCCTGCAGCTCGTAGCTATAACTCATAGCCATCAGGCAGGCCTCACGTTTGGGGAAGTTGTAGCAAGACTGAGCTCGCCCTTTGCCATCAATGTAATCTCCAAAAAATTTTGGAGATTGAGTTTCACCCAAGACTTTTGGCACTTTCGCCATAAAACTGTCGTGCCGAAGCTTGCGATATTTCTTGCATGGGAATGACATCCCCTCCTCTTCTGCTTTCAACTGACGTTCGGCATTAATGTAATCGACCATTTCCAGACTACTCATGGTTGGCGTAGAAATGCCTTGCAGGCCGATTTTAGGTTGAGAGAGGTCCTCCCCAATAGGGGCATAAAATTTAGTCATGATGATTTACCTGTCTTAAATTAGCTGAAAGCTGTCGTGACAATCAGATCTTAACCAGATGCTAATGCAACGACACGCAACAAATACACATAGGGGGTTCTTATTCAGGCGACCTCCTTGCGCGATTCTTCGATGCGCAGATTAATCCAGTCATCAACTTCACTTTCGACGAACGCAATGGAACGCGCTCCAATTTTGATTGGCTTAGGGAAACGATCCTGTGAGATAAGTTTGTACAACCATGCCTTACCATACCCAGTACGACGCATAGTTTCAGACATTCTTATAAGTGTTTTTGACATAGTAGACCCCTGCTCATTATGAGCGTCATTGATAGATGTAGATAGACAATGGGGTCATTGTAAGTAAAATTCAGATTCTGATGTTACGTGAATCAGAGATTTATAATCCTGTGAAAAATGAATTACTGAAACTCGGAGAGTTTCAAAAACTCCGAAAACCTCATGTTTTCAATATGCGGATTATTTGCGTAGTATTTTTTCAAGGCTGCACTATTCAATAGCTCCCTTGCTGATTCAGCAAAAGGTTTTACTGAATCTCTTATATGGCTCCCTCCTTTTATTTCCCCGCTAGGTAAAGGTTCTGGAAAGAGCAATCTTGCGAAAACTTCATTGGAGACTGTCAAATCATTGATCTTAGCCCACCTCGTAATATCAAGATAAGGGATAATTTTATATTGATATATCTTTGCTATTGTAGAAGTTCCAAAACGTCTGCGATCTTCGCTTGAAGGCTCCTTTATACCAGTCTGCTTACGCCATTTTTTTAGGAGTATTTTGAAGCTAGCAAGCATTTCCTCATCACTCATCAAATCAAGTGATACATCTACAAACAACCCTGTATAACCTTCAGATTTCGGATCACCAGCCTCATACAACATAGGTTGATTATATATATCATGATGCGCTATATCTTCTCTTGGCTCTAGCAATCCTGTCGGAGAAATTCCGATACGTCCATCAGCCAAACATGAGTTAACAAACGCACATAATATTGCAAAATTCTGTAAAAGAATGCCTCGATCATCTCCAGATAATTGATTATCCCTCAACTCTTCCTCAAATAATGTTATATCTCCAACCATAGGGAACGGTATAGTTTTAAACTGTTCTACTTTGCGATATGAAAGAGACGCCACGTTATGCCCCATCATGAAGACTTCTGCTATTACATGTCTAACGCTTAGGTCTAGTAAATAATCGTATGTATCCAGTGAAAACCAACTGGAAATATCTTTGTATGTAGCTCTTTTCACACTTTATCTCCCCTTAATTTTTAGCGTCTCTGTCAGTCCGTATATATGTATTGGCTTTCGGAGAACAGCTCAGGCATAGCGATCTTCTTTAAGGGGATTATCGTCTACCAAAGTATACATGTCTAGTCATACTGTATGCATAACCAGCATCCTTAAAACTATGACATAAAATAGTCATCTGCAGTTGTTCCTAGTCGGTTCCGATATGAATATATAAATACACATAAAAAACAATACATTAAATTTGAAATGTATATATTTGGAACAACCGGCCCAACTACTTTCCTTGATTATGCGTGTCTACCTACTCGTTTCCTTATACGCCAACTTATCCAAGTAGTCTGCATACCACTGGAGCATCTCACGCCGCCCATCAATGTACTGAGCATGATTGTAAGTGCCGCGTATCGTGTTTCTGTCAGAATGTGCCAGCTGAGCCTCTATCCAGGCAGAATTGAATCCCTGTTCATGCAACACAGTACTCATGGTATGTCTGAATCCATGGCCAGTGGCTTGACCGGCATAGCCAATACGTTTAATCACCTGGTTAATGCTGGCTTCGCTCATCGGCTTCCCTGCGTCATTACGCCCAGGGAAAACATACTTTCCTCTGCCTGTAATCTCTTTTAATTCGAGAAGCAGATCCTTAGCTTGTTTGGGAATAGGAACGAGGTGTGGCCGACGCATCTTCATGCGCTCTTTTGGAATAAGCCAGAGATCTTTGCTCAGATCAAATTCATGCCACTCAGCAGCACGAAGTTCGATGGTTCGGACACTGAGGTACATGAGAAGTAATGTCGCTATACGGGTAATTTTACTACCGCTATAAGTATCGACAGCTTGTCTGAACGGACCAAGTTGAGCTGGTGAGAGATGAGGGAAATGTTGCTGTTTGGGGGATTTCAGAGCACCTGCCAAATCAGTGACTGGATTGTACTCGGCCCTGCCGGTAATGACAGCATAAGTGAATATCTGGCGGCAAGCCTGTCTCGTTTTCTTGAGCTTATCCAGGACACCGCGTTCCTCCATCTTCTTCAGAACAGAAAGCATGTCCATGGGTTTGATATCGGTAATAGCTTTTCTACCGATATAAGGGAAAATATCTTTTCGCAGATATTCGAGGATGTCATCAGCATAACCGGAAGACCAATTCGGTTTCTTATGCTCATGCCATTCAAGTGCAAGAGACTCAAAACTGTTATTCACAGCGAGTATTCTGGCTTGTTTCTCCGCCTGCTTAACCTCAGACGGATCTTCACCATTAGCGAGTAATCGCTTGGCTTCATTTCGCTTATCTCTTGCCTCAGCGAGGGTTACATCAGGGAAAACACCAATAGACAGGAGCTTTTCCTTTCCAGCGAGGCGGTACTTCAGTCGCCAGTATCTGGACCCATTTGGGTTAACTAGCAGGTACAGGCCACCGCCATCCGCCAGTTTGTAGGGCTTGTCCTGAGGCTTAGCTGTGCTTATCTGGCGTGCCGTTAACTTCAT